CATATGGATCTTTACCAGATGTAAATCTTGCAGATATCAAAAACAAGTTAGGATCGGAACTACAGAAAAAACTCACAGAGAAAGCGAGTCAAGTTTCTGGCTATCCTATCACCCTCATATAAATACTAAGATGGTAAACCTGTAGAATACATGGAAAATCAAGCTAGAATTTATAAAGATTTGGATCTGGCATTCACCAAACATCCAATAAAAAATGATGTAAACAGAAAAACTGGTTACAATGCCGTTATTCAATCAGTCAAGAATCTTGTGCTACTCTCGCACTATGAAAAACCATTTCACCCAGAAATTGGTGGCAATGTTCGAAAGATGCTGTTCGAACCAATGGATCCAATTACAGCCAATATTATCGCTAAAGAGATTGAAGATGTGATAACAAACTTTGAGCCAAGGGTTCAACTCAGAAGTATTGATGTTGTTGAAAATTTTGATAACAATGGTTATGATATTACCATAGAATTCTTTTTGTTAAATCTCCCAGAACCAATACAAACAACAATATTTCTAGAGAGACTACGATAAATGGAAAAACTCTCAGTTTCTGAATTAGACTTTGATGCGATTAAGAGTAGTCTTAAAGATTACCTTAGAAACCAAGAAGAATTTGATGGTTATGATTTCGAAGGTTCTGCGTTAAACATTCTTCTCGATGTTCTCGCATACAATACTCATTATAATTCGTTTTACTTGAATATGATTGCGAATGAAATGTTTATGGATTCGGCTGCGCTTCGTCAGTCTGTCGTTTCTCACGCTAAACTTCTCGGGTACACGCCAAGATCAACAACATCAGCAACCGCAACAGTAAACGTCGCGGTGACTAAATCGGTTTCTGATTCAACAACAATTCTCACCATTCCAAGATTTACTCGATTCACAAGTCAATCTGTTGATGGACAATCTTTTGAGTTTCTTTCTGTCGATGAAGTGACAACATCAAACAGCGGGTTGTTGTTTAATTTTACCAATGTTACAATTAAAGAGGGGAATCCAGCAAGTTACGTCTTTACCGTTAACGATTTAATCAACCCAAAACAAATATTTGAACTTCCTGATGCATTGATTGATACGTCAACTCTACAAGTAACAATTCAGAAATCTTCAACAGAAACAACACAGAGAACATACGTTCTTGCTGATGATGCAACAGAAGTTGCAACAAATTCAGAAATATATTATCTTGAAGAAGGCGACGCTGGTAGATTCAGAATTTATTTTGGGGATGGAGTTCTTGGAAACAAACTTGACAACGGAAACATAGTAATTGTTTCTTATATCGTTACAAATGGCGCAGATGCGAACGACATTGAAAACTTTAGACTTTCTGGTTCTGTTTTATCAGGATCTACTGTTGCTGTAACAACATCGATGAAATCTGCTGCAGGAAGTGAGCGCGAAACCATTGATGATGTTAAATTTAATGCGCCGAAAAAATATCTGTCAAACAATCGAGCAGTAACAAAGAACGATTACATTGCGTTGATTAATCGCAAATATCCATTTTTCGATGCAGTAAATGTATGGGGTGGCGAAGAAAATATACCACCAATTTACGGTAAGGTATTTGTCACAGCAAAACCAAAACTAGGATTTGAAGTAACTCAGGCAGAAAAAGATTATCTGATTAACACTGTACTGAAACCAATCAGTGTGATGACTGTATCGCCACAATTCGTTGACGTCGATTATAATTATCTCCTACTACAAGTTCAAGCGACATACGATCCAAGATTAACGTCAAGGAACGCAGGTCAAATTGTAACGACAATAAAAAATGCAGTCCAGAATTTTTCCAATCTATATCTAAACACGTTCAATTCATCATTCAAAGCATCAAGACTATTGAGGTTGATTGATGATTCTGATACATCAATCATCAATTCTACAGTCGATCTTTACATTCAGAAAAGAATTCCAGTTACTTTAAATGTCTCTAAGGATTATGTTCTTGAGTACGGAACAGAATTAAATCGATGTAGCTCTAGCGACGAAAGAATGTATAGCACTCCAGGGTTTACACAATTAGATGTATCTGGTGCTCTTAGAACATGCTATATTGAAGAAGTCCCCGAATCCTTTACTGGCGTGGAAGAAGTTCAAGTCGCATTGTCTGGTAGAAATTACACATCAACACCAGTTCTAACTGTAATTGGCGATGGTATTGGAGCAAAAGTTGAAGCTGTAATTGTTAATAGAAAATTTAAAAGTGTCCGAGTTGTTGAGCCTGGCACTGGGTATACAACTGCAACAATAGAAATTACTGGTGGCGGTGGAACAGGGGCTGAATTGACAGCAATTATTCAAGGCAGAACTGGGAGGCTAAGATCATATTATTACAACGATAATGATATTAAAACTGTTCTAAACGAAAACGCTGGAATTATAAATTACGATTCAGGTCGCGTTTCAATTTTAAATCTAAATCCAATATCAATTGATGACCCAGAAGGATTCTTGAGGTTTAATGCCAAACCGAAATCTCTGACATTTAAGAGTCAAAGACAGTCTCTAACAACTTTGGACCAGTTTGATCCAGGTGCTGTTACAGTTAACTTGAGTGTTTCTGACTGATGTCAACATCTAATCCAATATCATTTATTGTAAAGAATCAACTTCCTGAATTTATTCGGGACGACTTAGACAACAATTATGGAAAATTTGTTGCATTTGTAAAAGCATATTATGAATGGTTAGAAGAAGAAAATGGAATAACAGCTGAGACCAGAAGTCTTTTGTCTTACGCTGATGTTGATAAAACATCTTCAGAGTTCATTCAATACTTCAGTAAAAAGTTTCTACCATATTTCCCAGAAGATTTGATCAACGATAAAGCCAAGTTGATCAAAACGATCAATGATTTTTATGCTAAAAAGGGAAGTATTGAATCCTTAAAGTTTCTATTCAGAATTCTTTACAACGAAGACATTGAGATTGTACTACCAAAAGAAAATATTCTCAGAGCATCTGATGGTAAGTGGAGAATTCCAAGAACACTCAGACTGACAGTTGAAAATACACCATCGAGTTTTGATCTGAGTTCAATTGTTAAGCGATTGGCGGTCGGAAGATTATCGAAAGCATCTTGCGTTATTGAAGGGGCATACAGAACAATTGACGTTGGAACTGGTGCAGAAATTATTGAGATCTATGTTTCGAATGTTCGAAAGGCATTCAACAATGGAGAGTTACTTGACGTTACTTATGTCGATGATAATGGTAGTCAAGGAGTTTTGCTTTCTGAAAGAATCATTGGTGCGCTATCAAACATGCGTATCAATCCAAGATACAGAGGATTAAGATATAAAACAGGAGACCCTGTTGTTCTGATTGGTGGACTGTCAGATAATCCAGCAATTTCAACATCAGAAGCTCGAGCAGTTGTTAATGAAGTCACCGATGGTAGAATACAAACAGTTGCCGTAGCAAATGGTGGATTTGGTTTTAGAGTGAAACCAAATACTGAAATTGATATTATACCAGTTGCAGCTGATATTGCTCGTGGTGATGTTGTAGATGCTGTTGTTGAGGTTATTGAAGTTGTAGATGAGGTTTCTTTTGCATACAACATTGATTCAATTGATCAATATACATCGATTCAATTGGATGCGGCTTCTTATGGATTTCCAAATCTAACATCAGCGAGTATAACAACAGCACTAAATCTTGCATTTGATTATGAGACCACAAGCCTTGGAACAATTTCAAAAGTTAAAATTAAATCACCTGGATCAAAATATACTGAAGTTCCAACCATTGACGTCAATTCTTTTTATGATACCTCAACATCAGAAAATTATTTCAATGATATTTTCTTCGCAGGCGAAGATACGCCAGCAAATAGAACATCTTGGGAACAATCAAGACAAGCGTTCCTCGATCTTGGTAAAATAGCAAGCATTCAGATCATTAATGGTGGAACTGGATATGACACAAGCACAGATAAAATTTACATTAATAGAAATGCTGGTGGAGGATATGGAGCAAATATTGCATTCACAGTTGATGGTACTGGAATGATTGATACGTTAGTTTTAGTTTCTGAAGGAGAAG